ATTTAATGAATATAATTATGAATTCTGGTTAATCAACTATTACATATTACATATTACATATTACATTCATACCATTTAATCTTTTCCATAATATATTCGTATTGTATTTTTTTATCCGATATATCCGGTATATCCTCTATATCGGGTTGTAATGTTTCCTTCCAAGAACGGAGTAATCCCCATAAATCATTGCCAATATCATTCGATTTTGTATTCGAATAAGTATTATAATTACGAACCCATAATAATATTGTATTATCAATACATCGTTTTATATGAATACTCTGAATTGGTAGTGTTAGTTCCATATCCTTAGCCATATTCTCATACATATTCTTATCTATATTCTATATAGATATATATATATATATATATCGTTTTATATTCTATAAAATAAGAATACCCTAATCAATATTAAAGAATAATATATTATATTGAGTAATATTAATAATATGACGATTGTTTATTTAGAATATATTTGGCATGATAGTAAGGGTCAGTTTCGTAGTAAAATTAAAATAACGGATATGGTAGTAAGTTCTATTAAAGATATTCCGGTTTGGAATTATGATGGAAGCAGTACAGGTCAGGCTGAAATTGAGACATCAGAAGTGCTACTGATACCCATTGCTTATTATCGACGTAAATTAACTGATAGTTATGAAGCTTCTCATTTTCCCATATTAGTATTATGTGATACACGCGGTGTTGCTATAGAAAGACCGACAATTTATGAATCTGCCAAGGCCGTATTTGATAAATATGAAGAAACCAAACCGATGTTTGGTTTAGAACAGGAATTTTTCATGTTGGATAATAAGGGTCAGTGTTTGAAGGGAGATGACAACCATTATTGTGGTGTTGGATTACAATGTTCCAGATCAAGACCCTATTTATTGGAAATAATGTATATGTGTGAAGCGCTCGGTATTAAATTAACGGGTATGAATTATGAGGTTGCTGCTGGACAAGCCGAATTTCAGGTATGTAGTATTGGTATAGCGGTATGCCATGATTTATTTATATTGCGCTATTTATTAGTAAGAATGGGGGAAACACATGGTATTCAACCCAATTTTGAACCAAAACCACTAAGTGGTGTAAATGGTTCAGGGTGTCATCTCAATTTTAGCACAAGGGCGATGCGAGATGAAACCGATAACCGGGAATTAATGAAAACGATTTCAACCATGTGTGGTCGATTAAAGAAAAGCCATGATGTCTTTATTGACCAGTATTATGGGACCGGTAATAAGGACCGTTTAACTGGCACAAATGAGACGAGTAGTTATAAAGAATTTACAGTGAAAAAGGCGAGTCGTAGTGTTAGTGTGCGAATTCCAACCGATGGTAATTATTTTGAAGACCGGCGCCCATCGAGTAATATCAATCCATATTTAGCCTGTAGCAAATTTTTAGAATGTGTTGTCGGCACTGAACCCTTATAAACCCATATTTTTAATTATTATATTTTTCTAATATTTTTTCATAAGCTTCCATAACATCTATTGTGGTTTTATTATTTATTTCGGTTTCTGGAATGATTTCGTGGTTACAGAAAGCTTGATAATAATCGGTCATTTGTTTTCCAGAATAATCTTTTATTTCGGTAATATTTAATGGATATTTATTATCTAAATATCCTGGATAACTTATAGGCTCTTCATATATTTGTATGGCACGTGTAAATTGATGTAATGGTTCTTTCATAATAATGGCATCATTGGCGGCGGTAGCATCATTGGCTGCGGTGGCTTCACTCTTATCCATTAATTTACCATAGCCATTATTTATGCCAAAAGGGTCTACTATAGTATGTGTTGATTCGAATTCGCGATTAAATCCATCTATAGCATCACCATATATTGTGGCGAAATCGGGTGGTGTTATTTGTTCTTGTTCTTTACAAAACGCCTCAAATTCAGCTTCCACTTCTTCATATGTTTTATTGGAACGATATTCTAATTGTTCTAAAAGATATTTATAGGATAAAACTAACGTATTCATATCGGACGCATCACCGCCTTTATCCGGATGACATAATAAAGCTAATGAATAATAGGATTTTTTTAAATCCGATACGGAACTATTTATAGTAACACCAAGCAAATCATATGGATTGATTATTGTCATTATATTATATTATACTATAGAATAAAGAATACAAAATACAAAATATTTAAACGTGCGTTAATATGAAATTCATTTAATTTCATTTAATTTCATTCATATGAAATTCATTCATTTCATTCAACCTTAGATGGTTGCGGCAGGTTGGACCTGAGCTCGGGCTCGGGTTGCATCATGGTTAATTTCGGCAATGTTGACCAGATTGTTTGGGTTTGGGGTTGGGGTTGTGTATGTTTGATTTTTGTTAAAATATGGTTCAGTGTAAATGATTTCTCCTTCTCCTGGTATACTCCCGGGAGTACTATATGGGAATCTGTTTGCTACACGTCGACCAAGCTTTTGTTTCATTGTTTTAAACCCACTCAATTTGTTGCGCGCAGATGTTATCATCTTCTGGGCCTTTGATCTTGTCATTGCTTTTCGCGCGTTAACTCCACGATTAAAACCCCACTTTTTTCCTAAATCGTGCGCATCAACGGTTCCGTCATCGAAGTGTGTCTTCTTGTTTGGTGAGGTTGGTACGTTTGCGCTACCATAATTCGGTTCTTCCGACCGAGTATGCTGGCCGTGTTCCTCAAAAATATTATTTGTTGATTCATTAGAAGAATCGGTACTATCCTCATTCAATGCTTCACGCAACTGACGCTCTCCAATTTGTTTTCGCACATTTTTCAAGGTCATGTGTGTAGGTTCCTCATCATCATCACTCGCACCCGCACCCGGACCCGGAATACGAAGCCGATTATTATTAGGTGCCCCTCCTCCTTTTCTGCCGTTTCTTCTTCCGTTTACGTTATTATTCTTGCGGGTTGTTTTGTTGGCGCCGCGACGTGGACGTTTTTTATTAGAAACGACATTACGTTTTTTATTTTTATTTTTAGTAGCGACACGTTTATTGGTACGACGTTTAGTGTTAGTGTTAGTTTTAGTGTTAGTGTTATTAACACGCTTTACTGATTGTTTTTTAGATGCTGGTATATTATATAATTTGTATTATACCATATAGTAATATAAAAAAATTAGATTTTACAGCGTTTAAAAAAAATAAATAATAATGATTAGTATTATATATATATTAGACATTATGTTATTTAATAATAATAAGATGAATCAGAATGTTGTTTTAGCCAGTATTGGTGTATTATTATTATCCTGTGCCTATTTAATCTATATTAACCATCAATTAAGAAAAAAACAAAAAATGCTTGAGATGAAATTACATTCATTGCCAAACGCATCTACACAAGAAACCCTATCCAATGCCGATGCCGGTGCCAATGCCAATGAACGTGTTGTTGATGCCGATGCCGATGAACGTGTTGGTGATGCCAATGCCGATGAACGTGTTGGTGATGCCAATGCCGATGAACGCGTTGTTGATGAAGAATATGACGAACATGGTAATAATGTCGTCCCTAATAATACACCTATCCACGATGACTATGATGAAGACAATTATATGGATGAAAATATTCCGGATGAATTAAAAAAAGAAATAGATAATTTAGATAATAATAATAATAATAATAATAATAATAATAATCAAATGGAAGTTGATACACCAGATTCCCATTCCCATTCGAGTGATGATCAGGCGTTGACTGAACCGGTCGTATTAGTGTCAATGGAACATTCATTGGATGAGGTGATGACCGAACCGGTCGTATTAGTGCCAATGGAACATTCATTGGATGAGGCGATGACCGAACCGGTCGTATTAGTGCCAATGGAACATTCATTGGAGGAGGTGATGACCGAACCGCCATTAGATAATGTGTTTATACCAGAAACATTTGATAATGTAGAAGATATTGTTAATTCGCAAATTAATGAAACCATCGGTCTATTAGGTTCGGACGGAAAACCGCAATCTATAGATATTAATATCAATACCTTAGAACCTTTTGTAGGCGATGATTTAATTAATGTTACCCTAATGAAAGAAACTACCTTAGATAATTTAACGACTGATAAATTACAATTATTAAATATAAAAGAATTAAAAGATTTAGCGAAATCCCGTAATATTAAAGTTAAAGGTAAAAAAAATGATTTAATTGCGCAATTAATGGCATAATAATATATATCTATATATATATATATAGATGAGCAGTTGTTATAGAACGAATGATAATAAATACTCAAATGCACCACCAAAAATGGCCGATGGTCGTCATTTCACTGATTATCGCCCAAATTGTTTCCTAAACAATCGTATTCAGGTAGAAAACGATATTACCAATAGTTATGATATGCGACTATTCTTAACCCGTAATGCCGAAAAATTAATGGAATTAAACAAAAAGAATAGTTATGTTATGAATGGTTCCATTGAATGTAAAAAACCCTATAATCAAGGAACCATGCTCCCAGAAGAAAGTAAAGTAGTATGTAATAGTCAAACATGTAAAGTCGTCCATAATTATGATAATGGATTAGGTATGGGACGTATGTATGTTGAAGGTGAACTACCAGAATGTTTACAATCATTCAATTCGCCTCCCATGAATTTGGATAATAACCAGTGTTCACCACAAACGCATGCTATACAACATAATAATGCCGTTAATAATAATAACATGAATGTCGCTGTTAATAATGCTGTTAATAATGCCGCCCCGCAATGATAATCGAATACCGATTACAGCATATCATATTATATAATTAATAATTAATTTTTATTTCTTTTATCTATCTATTATAATAGATGGATATATACTGGGATACTATACAATTTGATAAAGAAAAATGTCACGGAACGGTGACCAATGATGGCAAAGGAACGCTAACTGTTAATGGTTCCATAAAGGAAAATGTTAATCAGAAAACAAAGGTGTTATATTGGGCTTCCAATCCAATGAATACACGCTATAGTTTTTCTGGTAGTGGTTTACCATATCATTCGCCGGAACAAGCGTATAGTAATAGTGTTAATGTCGGATCAGTTAATTGTGTCAATGGTCAATTCAACTTTACCATAAAATTTCCTAATAGTTATTATTTAACATTAGGTACCATATACGTACCCCCTCACGTTCATATTAAATTATATAATGGCGAAACGGAATGTGATTATTATTCTATAAAATTAGGAAACGGATTAAAATATCGTTCTTTATCATCCCCACCAGAAAGAACGGGTGCTGAATTTTATGATAATGTTCGTCATTTACCGTTTAGAAGTCAAGAGCAAATATTACGCGATAGTGCGATGTGTTCAGTTAATGCTCCAGCCAATTGTAATGGTCACTTCGGTCTTAAACCCGCTATGTAATTAATTGCTTGCTATGAATTACTAATATATTCATAACCATGTTTAACAAATTCAATTGATTTAGATAAATAATCCTTAAAACTATCCGATAATGACCGATTACTATTAATACTACGGCTACTACGATATCGTCTTTCTGGTATTGTTAATGGTTTATTTACGATAATATAGCTATTACTAATAGTATGTGAATTATGGTGTTGTATATTAATGGGTAATGATGGCCTATTAATATTAATATTAATATTGTTATTGTTATTGTTATTATATGGCTCAGTTTCTATATCAGGTTCGTGTTCTATATCGCTATCACATGATTCATAATCATCATCGCGATCATCATCGCGATCATCATCGCGATCATCATCATCATTATTTGTATGTGTGGTATTCGTATTTAGATTAAAATTAAATTCGATACTACTATCATCTTCTTCATATGATTCTTCTTCTTCTTCAATAGGTATTTTTTGTTTTTTATAGATACTTTTATATATAAATGAATTAAATTGTGATTCATTTGTATCATTATTAAGATTGGGAATATTCGAAAATGATATTTCCATTAAATTATTTTGGTCTTGGAGTATATCGTCATGTTGAAACCATTCATGTTTAAAAAATGTGTCCCATGTAATTCGTTTATCAGGATCTATAGTCATTAATGAAGTAAGTAGATTAATGCATAATATGCTTATTGGGTAATCGCACTTATAATTAATATTATTTTTATGAATTTCCACAGTTAATGAAATTATATTACGTGATTTGAAGGGAACTTTTCCATATAACATTTGGTATAATATAATACCTACTGACCATAAATCGGATTTTATAGAATATTTTTTTTTATCCAATATTTCTGGTGCCATATACATCGGCGAACCACAGATAGTCGAAATCATATGGTTCGTTTGGAATTTACGTGCGAATCCAAAATCGGTTATTTTTATGCTATAATTATCATCTAATAATATATTTTGAGGTTTGAGATCCCGATGAATAATATTATGTTGTATTAAATATTCCAAACCATCTTTTAATTGAAACATATAACCTTTAGCGTATTTTTCCTTTAATGACCGATTCTTTAGAAATTGTGATAAATCGCCATTTTTATAATAATCTAAAACTAAGTATATATGCTCGTTATTTTTATCCAAAATAATGTCATGTAACTTAATAATATTTTTATGCTCTATTTTTCTTAATATGGAAAATTCCTTTTTATATGTATTGGAAGATAGTGATTTTGAATCATAATTAAGTTTTTTAACGGCATAAAAACGATTGGTATGTCTCTTATACGCTTTATGTATAGATGAAAATGCTCCTGATCCAATTCTTTTAGAATATACGATATATTCCTTGATTTCAAAAGTATTATTCATTCTATAATATAAATAGTATTATAATGATTTATTATTATTATAAATTATAATTAATTATTTATAATAGTTAATAAAAAATTATATACTTATTTCCTTATAAAAATACTTAAAGTTTTACAAACTCTTATAATTATATCATGTCCACCTCAACCGATACCCCAGCCCCAATTGACGCCGCGACCGCAATTAATACTCAATTTACACATATTTTTGATACATTTTCAACCTATAATACGAATACCAAGCAATTACAAGCTAATGTTAAATTGCTCCAACGCATTGTTAAGAATGCCCCTCGCGATGTTAAAAACTGTAAGAAACGAACACAAAATAAAATGAATTTGAGTGTCGATTTGGAAAAATTCCTAAGTATTAATCATGGAACTAAATTGACCAAGGCTGAAGTTATGAAATCTGTCGCTGGCTATATTAAAACTAATAATCTACAATTGAAGGATGATAAGCGTAAATTCGCACCAAATAAACAAATGTCGAAGATTTTCTCTATGAAACCAAGCGATAAACTAACCTTTGTAGAAATCAACAAACATGTTTCTGGTCATTTGACTAAATAATTCGGTTAAAACACTATAGTTTTTCCTCTTCCTCTTCCTCTTACTTTTATTTTATTTTATTTATTTAATGTTGGATACTTTAAATATCCAAACCGGCGATATTATATTATTTTGTGGTAAAAGTAATATAATTTCAGATTTAATTAGATTTTATTTAAGAAGCCCCTATACACATGTTGGCATTTTACTAAAGGACCCAACTTACATTGATCCGTCGTATATTGGCTATTATGTATTAGAATCAGGTCACGAACCCCATACTAATTATGGGGTACAAATAACCAAATTAGATTATTTATTAGACAATTATAATGGCAAAATCTTTTATCGGAAATTATATACAAGAAAACAATCGGAAAAAATGGAAAGTGAGTTTAGTCATTTATGGGATTCGATTCATAATAGACCATATGATTTAAATTTTTGGGATTTCTTATCGGTACGTCTTAATCCAGGTATGGATAATCCCGAAGTATCACTATTAGATTGGTTTTCACCCGACCATCGTAAAACGGATACCTTCATATGTAGTTCATTGGTCGGTTATGTATATACCATGTGGGGGTTTTTCCCCAATAACCTAAAATGGAGTGAATTCGAACCAGCTTCATTCGCATGTTCCAATACAAAATTACATCTTATTGAGGCTTTATTAGGACCCGAAATCGCTATTAAATAAATCCTTGATTTTATCTAATTTTATACAATTATTTAGCATATTTTCATCTATAGTCTTTAATTGATTATTTTGATGCGATAATATTTCATTTATGGTAATATTCATTGTTCTTAATTGTCCCAAATGAGTCGTATCCATGGCCGTATCCATGGCCGTATCCATGGCCGTATCCATGGCCGTATCCATGGCCGTATCCATGGCCGTATCCATGGCCGTATCCATTGGTTGTGGTTCTTTACGATAAGTTAGTCTATATAATATGGATTTAATTGAAGATAATATACGTTCCGATATAGATAAATTATGATCCATATTTTCTAAATCTATAGTAATATTATTTAGATGTTCGCCTTGTTGATATAATTCTACTAAGGTTTTTTCGGCATTAGACACAGTTACCTCTAATAGTGTGTCATTATCCATTATAATTATATATAATTTATATATAATTTATAATTTATAATTATATATATATTTATTAAATGAAAATGATGATGATGAAATGAAAATGATGATGATGATCAAATTAATTTGATCGCACGGCCTTTTTGGAAGTCTTTTTGGCCATACGACCAAGTGATTTTCCTTTTTTAGATTTTTTACAAGGTGGTAAGCCGGAAACGGATTTTGCGACTGTTTTATATTCAATTGTAAATTGTCCAGGTGTTCCTTCCATCATAACCAATGGGACAGCTAATTTATTGCGACGTAATTTATAAGAATATTGTTTATTTTTAGAACCCTGTGTTGTTTCTTGAACTGTTACTAATAATGCGCATTGACCACGAATACGTTTTACGCGACAATGTTCATTAAAGGCTTTTCTGGCGGCACCCGCTGCTGTCCGACTTACATAGCGTCCAGAACGAAATTTTGTTTGACAACCACCGTGTTTGGCAACATTAACTACCGTAAATGAACGCATATTTGTTTTTCCTGAACTTGACTTAACCATTATATAATATTAACAAATATTATTATTTTATTGATATCAATAATATATATATATATATATATACTTTTTATGTATCTGTATCCCATTCACTCATCCATTCTAATTCGGCTGTTAATTGATTATTAGATTGTTTCAATGCTTCATTATCATTACGTAAAGACTCTATAATCTTATTTAATTGATTTTTTAGTCGCAATTTAGTCCGTTGTAAATTGTGTATTTTTTTTCGCAATACCATGGTTGTTATAATATCAGTTTCAGTTTCAATTTCAATTTCAGTTTCTGTTTCTGTTTCAATATTATTATTATTATTATTCATCATAATAAAATATATACATATATATATTTTTAAATATAAATAAACATAATAAATATAATGAATGCCTATATATGATAACGGAATCATTTTCCCCAATGATCAAGGAATCATTTTATTAAAACAATACCAATTATAAAAAGTGATTTAAAAATAAATCCATTATATTACGTAATATACTTATACTTTCGCAATAATTGTGACGGGTTTCATATAAATAATATGAAACTCCAGATTGATTATAACGATTGTATATTTAAAGCCATTCTTTACTATGGGGTTCTTCATTCGGATAATAAATATAGTTTTAATATTGCCAGTAAACGACCAGGTCATCACCGTGATGATGAATCAGATAATTCAGAATATGGTAAATCGGTTGTATTACGATTGCCATTTGGCAATTCACTCCTAAAATATAAAAATGTAAATATTGATGTTGACATTGAAAAATTAGGACCATTACCAACTGAAAATGAGATTAGTGTCTATAGTAACATGTATCTATACACCCCCGATGAACATAAAGACATTTTAATGGATTTTATTAAAAATGCTAAAGCCTATTACATTACCAATGTTCTTGATAAAAAGAAGGAGGTCAATAAAGTAACCGTCTATATATGGGAAGATTATTGGGATGTTCTTCATAAACATCCACAGAGAAATCTTGATACGATTTATTTGAAGGACGATATTAAAGAACAATTAGTAGATAAAATAGAAAACTTTATAAAACCCGAAACGGAAGAACTCTATAATAAATTCGGTATCCCATATAAAATCAATATATTATTGGAAGGTTATCCTGGAACGGGTAAAACAAGTATTATTTATGCGATCGCTTCCTATCTTGAACTCAGTGTCGCTATTCTTAATTTCGATAAAGATATGACCGATATTAAATTTATGCGAGCATTAAGGAGATTGCCAGAGAAAACCATTTTAATTCTGGAAGATATCGATGTATTATTTCGCGAACGTAAAGAAAATGATACGCATACAAGTGTGTTAACATTTAGTGGTCTATTAAATTGTCTTGATGGTATCGCATCATCATATAAACAAATGGTGTTTATGACCACAAATTATAAATGTAATTTAGATAAAGCACTCTATCGTCCAGGAAGGATTGATTTTAGTGTTCATTTTGATTATGCCGATAAAATACAAACAGAGAAAATGTATTCAATATTCTATCCCAATAAACCCGACCAATTTACACGATTTTATGCGAAAATTAAACACTGTAAATTAACGACGGCTATGCTCCAACAATATTTCTTCCGCAATATTTATAATGATGATATATTAGAAAATATTGATGAATTAATTGAAATGTCTAAATTGAATAATTATGATTGTGATAATGAGCATCTATATTCATAGAATCCATAGAATTCATATATTGTCGATAGCATTGTCGCTACTATAAACTACCATTTGTTGGTTAATATTAAATATTTCTTTACTAAAATGATATAATTCGTCGGCTGTAACCGTGTTATATTCTTTTAGATGTTTCGTATATTCCATAGGCTTCTGTTCATTTATAATATATTTATTTACATATCCTAATATATTAACGCCATTCTTACAGTTTATTTCTTTAGAAATAATTAATTTAAGTTTACTTTTATATTTACATAAATGTCTGGTTATTTCATCGAGAGATAAATTAGATAGGGTTTCAGTTATAATTTTTATTATTTTTATAATATTGGATTTTTTATCAACCGTATTGGTTTTAAAAATAATGTGACTCATATTTGTCCGCGTGTCGATTTCATTATCCACTTGTATACTATATATAAGACCATATTTACTTCGTAATTGGTTATATAATATAGCATCTAACGTTCCGGCTAATATAAATAATAAAATGTCGGTAAAATATTTTTTTCGATCAAATATGTTATAGTATTGTCGATACACAACATGTATATATGCCTTATCGGTTGTTTTTTTGACTTTATATAAACGACGATGATTCTTCATTATGGGTATACTACTGTTTCTGGTTATTTTAAGGGGGACTTTGTGTCCGATATGTAATTCGCGAATAAGTGTTGGTGTAAAATCACCACATATTAACATATATATATTGTCATGTCGATAATATTTTTTATAATATTTCATGATGTCATTTTTAGAACAGTTTTTAGCCGAACGAATGCGATCTTTAATTGAATAACTACGAGCGTGTTTGGGAAATAATATAGCATTCATTTTGTGATATAATAGATTTTCGGGCGTTTCTTGTATTGATTTTAATTCTAATATTACCGATATTATTTCTTGTTTAAAAATGGTTTCGTCTATTTGAAAATGATTAATGGTTTCATGTAATATATCTATTAATATTTTGAGATGTTTTGTATGACAACTGAAACTATATTTTGTATAATGATCGTAGGTTGTAGCGTCTATAGTTATTCCCAGATCAGTAAAAATAGAACGAACTTGGTGGTATAATGGATATTTACGCGAAGTATTAAATGAAAATAAGTGTTCCATGATATGAGCATATTCTTTTTCCTTTTCAGTTTCGTCGTCATTACCTATATGTATAATAAGATTTACATAACAAATATTTTTACTATCTATCTTCGAGGTATAATACTTCATATCTATTATTATATAGATATATATATATATATATATATGTATATGTATATGTATATTTATAGTAATCTCATTCCATTCCTTATACCAATACCTTAAATTGTGGTCCACGCGTCGTGCTGGTTATTTCCAATATTTGTTGGTCATTCCCACCTAATGCTTTGGATAATCCGACATCTGTACGCCATATTTTGTTATTACATTTTGAATTAATTTTTTTTTGTGGTGTATGACCAACAATAATATGGCCATATTTAAGATATGATATATCCTCGCAATCGACATTTTCATTACCCAAACTACGATCCCAAAATAATCCATTTTTTTTAATGAAATATTTTTGGACATGTTCATTATCGGAATCTATTTTATTAAATAAGAAATCTGTTAATGTCGTATTGATGAATTCAATGGTTTTATTATCTCGTATATCCGCCATAAACTCCTTGGCAATACCCCCATGAACGAATATGATATCATCTATTTTTATTATAGCGTTCCTGGAACATGCCAATCGACTTGCCAATATTCCACCCGGCGAATATTTTTGTTTTCGTTGGGTTTCACCACCATCTTTATTAATGTCGGCCATGGAAGCATACCTAAAATCGCCCAATACATTCATTAATTCGTGATTGCCAATTAATGAAAATACAGCACCACCATAGATTTCCGCTTGAGTATTTAAGTCGTCGAATAAATCTAATACCTCTTGTTCACCTTCGACATCATTATTGCCCCGACCTTTACCGTCAACTTGGTCACCCATCTGAACGATAAATGTGTCTTTAGCTATCCATCGCCGATTATTATCAATAACATTAAACTTTTTTAATAAATTAATGGTCATTGGGTAATCTGCGTGAAGGTCACCAATGACTAAAATCCTCTTGAATTTTGTTATAACCGATAGAGGCTTATTTTTACAATTCATATAATAAGTTTAGAAGTTATTTTTATTTTATGTGTAGAAATTATATTTGCAATGTTTTTTTATTTACTAAAAAATGCATCATTATTCGATTTTGAAAAACCCAATAACAGTACGAATAAAAATTTTAATGATAATCGGAATATAAAAATATTAATATATGGAACTCTTAGTTATATACTATCTCATGCCCTCATAGTATATTCGACATTGAATTCCATACACTATTATTTTTGGCTAATATTGATATTAGACTGTCTAACCATGTATCTTATATATACCACACAAAAAAATGGAGCAATATACGTAGATGACAATGTTCCCAAAGAATCTTCGATTAATTATGATAGTGAATATGAAGTCAATAATATTATAGATCAATTTAATAAGGATTTATAATATAATCGCCATCGATAAATTCCATAAATTTAATGGAAGTAATTTCACATATTTCTTTATCATATTTGAAAAACTTGTTAAATTTAGTTTTTTTAATTAGTTTATCCATATAAATAACGAGTTCCTCCTTTCTTACAACGGGAATAGTATGTTTTTCACAGTTGGTGGTAATATAGTCCATAACCTTTTCTTTTTTGTATTTATATTCCAACCGATTCCATGACCGTTTATAGATGTTATAATTTAAATTATTGAGAAAGGTTTCTATTTTATTTGTGCTATTGTTATAACTAACATTTTCATTATCGTTGTATTGCTCCAAAAATGTCATTGTTATTTATTATATTAAACTAACTACACAGTATGTGTTTAAATGTTATTCAATATATTTCAATAAGGAAAATAAATTGAGGGATATATTAGTGTCCCACGCGAATTCTGTATTTTTGTTTAATTTTCTATTTAATAAAGGGTTTATATCTCCTGAATTATAAAATAAATAACGAGCATTGGTAGCGATATTAGCATATTCTAATATATTGAGATACACCTCTATATTATTGCGATTATAGATGCGGGTTCTCGTATCACCATCACCCTCCAATGGTTTCGTTTTTGATAACTGTATTTTATATAATATAATTGCTTTCTTTTTTGGACAGTTTATTGGAAGGATACGGTAAGAAAACGACACATCTAATATTATTTTTTCTATTGGTTTTTTAATATATTTCACTAATTTTGGTTTTTTTATAACAAATGTTGTCATTATGTAATTGAATATGTATATTACCCGTTTATGTTTTTTATAAATCAATTTTAACCGAAATTAAATTCTTTTAATTATTTAAATGAGAACAACTATACTTTTATCAACACTCTTATTTGTGTTAGTAACATTCCTATATAATAAAGAAAAATTTCAAGAAGCTACCTCCACTACGGCCTATGTTGATGAAGCTGAAGCTGATGCTGAAGCTGAAGCTGAAGAAGAAGCCGAAGTTGATAATAATAATGAATTATCCGCAATATTAAATAATATAGCAACTGATGTATTGGAGGAGGAGGCTGCGGAAGAGGAGGCAGCGGAAGAAGAAGAAGAAGATGATGGTTATGTTGATACTGAACCTGAAATTATGCCATTATTAAATTATAAAAAAACATACGAGCCCTTTACCGAAGATAAATATATTAATGTTGATTTTAATGAAACTGAGGATAAACTGGTTAATCGAAACCACCATATTCTACCACCTATGCCCGAACATACCATACAACAATTTCCATGTCGCACAGTTCAACATGTATGGGATTATACGGGTGTACATAAAATAGAACCACAGACGGATAAATGTAATGGTGGCAATTCGGCTTTAGGGGAAAAATCCATAGAGGTTAATTACCATCCATCAAATTATGTTGTTAGGTAAATAATGTTAATTCTTTATGAATCATCGTTATCGGGATATAAATTATTCAGTGTTAATTGTTTATTTTTTTTTTCACGAACAAAAACGTTCGCAACTATTAATCCTACTACAAACATAATCATCATATATAACCATGGATTTACTGGTGATATCAATAATTTTAAAAATAACATGAATTCGAAATCCTTTAATTTAGTGAATGGTATTATGAATCCTTCCATGGGCATAATATTACGCATGCCGTTACCGGTTTGCATTTTACAATCATTTAATAAACACACCTTCGCATAATACATCATGACGCCGACGATAACAAAACATACAGTAATTAATAATTTTAATAGAAACATCTAATAATATATAAGATTATAATTAAAAAATATATTTATAAATTAACATTAAAATTGATTTATAAAATTAACACATAATATATTTATATCTTTACAATGACAACCCCAAAAAAATTGAAGGAACTTCAATTAATTGTAACCGACTTTTTTAGCAATTATGATTATAGCCATATTAAAGATAATACCGATGAATATAAAGCCCTGATTGAAGAAATCGAAATTATATATGACCATATTAATAATGATAAGGAGGTATATTCTATTATTGGCGAATTAATTCTTCAAAAGGTACCTATCGTTCAACCTTTCTATATAGATAGTCAATTAGAAGCTATCCGTGACCAGATCGTTCAACTAAAAACAATTAAACAACCTGAACAGCGAACACCAGAATGGTTTACATTTCGTAATAACCGATTAACCGCCAGTGATTTAGCAACGGCTATTAATTTAAATCCATATGGTAATCGTAATCGGTTAATAGCTTCCAAATGTGGTTTCAAAGACGTATTTAAACCTGGACCAGCCATTATTCATGGTGTTAAATTTGAACCTGTAGCAACATTTCTATATGAAAAAATGAATAATACTACAATTTATGAATATGGTTGTGTCCCACACCCAAAATGCCCATATTTTGCCGCATCACCCGATGGAATCTGCGAATACCTGGATGATAATAAACAATATTCCGGTCGTATGTTAGAAATTAAATGTCCCAAATCGCGCCAGTTAACTGGATTTGTTCCACAGTATTATGAATTACAAATACAAGGACAACTTGAAGTCTGTAATTTAGAATATTGCGATTATCTGGAATGTGTCTTTAAAATATATGAATCTTTTTCCGAATTCATGGAGGATAGTCATCCAGATAATATATGTTTAACAAAAACGAATCAATATAAGGGAGCTATTTTCGAATTATATAATCATAATAAAAAATCATACGAATATAAATATGCCTATACATTTGAAAATAAACAGGCACTTGAAAAATGGGAAGAATCGGAACTGGAGATCATCTTCGATGAATCACATTATGATTATATAGGGACTACATATTGGTATCTTGAAACATATGATAATATTCTTGTTAAACGGGATGTTAAACGTTTCGCTGAAATTAAAAAGGATATAGATATATTCTGGAATGATGTATTAAAATATCGCGAAATCGGATATACCGACCTTATTAAACCGAAAAAGCCTAAAACTAACGAGTCCCCTAAGGACCAATATGAACCACCCAACTTAAATTTCCTTTCAGATTCCGATTAAATCTTATAGATTATATTCTATTCTATTCTATTCTATTCTATTCATAAAATAATATGTAAAAAAAATATGTGTTATTTTTATATTATTTTTACATTATTTGTGATGTTATCCCTAAGATTTGATCGCTAAGATTTGATCAATATATTAAATCATGAATAAAGCTTGGATTACTAATGATATCGTCGAAATTGAGCTTGGTTTTATAGCAATACATTTGTACTAATTTATAATAAACATTTTTAAGGGCACGCGTATCATCTTCAGCACGATGGGTGCCTTCGATTAGATTAAAATAGGAGCATAGTGTTTTTAGACTATAACTTTTATTATTTGGCAAAACAATTTTAGCTAATAATAGAGTATCTATATATCGCCATTTCTTTGAAACAGCATTCATATGTGGATTATTTTTAAACATTCTTCTAAGAAAGAAACGGTCAAATCCATCATTATTATGAGCGATTAGATATACTTGGTCATCACAGCTGGTAATATAGTTGAATACGGGCTCTATATGGTTATTCAATGGAAGTTGATTCATTAATATTTTATCTGTAATGCCAGTTATTTGTGTAATAATGGGTTTTAGTTCTTTAGTAGGTTTGACTAATCCAGTCATACTATGTTTAGTTTTATCATTATTGAAACTATATTCAATAATTTCTTCATGAAATGGATTGAGACCAGTTGTTTCGAAATCGTAGAATATCATTTGAGTCATGGTTTCGGATTGTTTAGTATAAATATGTTTATATATAATTACGTATCGCGTATTATATTTATTCAATTTTTTTATGTCTATATTTACCTATATTGAAACTATATTCATGAATATCTTAATCAAATAGATATTGGTTTTATGTCACAAAATAAAAATAAGAATATATATATATGCTTAAACATATGGATAATAATAATTGTAATATGGAGGTATATTATGTTACTAAGCGAACCAATGAGAAGGAAGAGGTGTCTTTTGATAAAATATTGAAACGTATTAAAAATATGTCAAGCGCTCTCAATATCAATTCAACGATGCTAACACAAAAATTAGTAAGTCAAATCTATAATGAAATTCCGACATGTAAGATTGACGAATTGGCTGCCGAATTGTGTGCTTCTATGGCACCAGACCATCCTGATTATTTAATATTAGCATCGCGATTAGAAATATCCAATTTACATAAAAATACATCACCTTCATTTTCCGAAACTATTGTTATCCTATATGGAAATAAAGATCATAGCCAAATCCATTCACCATTAATCTCTACCGAACTATATAATATTGTTCTTAAAAATAAAACAAAACTGAATTCCTATATTAAATATGACCGTGATAGTCTTATCGATTATTTCGGCTTGAAAACATTAGAACGTAGCTATTTAATCAAAATTTTAGGTCGTATTATTGAAAGACCACAACATCTATTTATGAGAACCGCTCTGGGTATTCATGGGGACGATATAAAAGAAGCGCTGAAAACCTACGACATGTTATCTCAAAAGTATTTTATACATGCCACACCAACATTATTTAATAGTGGCACAAACCGACCACAATTGTCATCATGTTTCCTATTAGCAATGAAAGACGATAGTATTGATGGTATTTTTTCATCAATAAAAGATTGTGCCATGATTTCTAAATGGGCTGGTGGCATCGGTATACATATTCACAATATTCGCGCAACAAATTCTATTATACGTGGAACAAATGGTGTGTCGAATGGTATTGTACCGATGTTAAGAGTGTTTAATAATACGGCACGTTATGTGGACCAAGGCGGTGGTAAACGTAATGGTTCAATCGCCATATATATAGAACCATGGCATGCTGATATTAATTCATTTTTATCATTAAAAAAAAATACAGGTAGCGAAGAAGAACGTGCTCGTGATTTATTTTATGCCTTGTGGATTCCCGATTTATTTATGGAACGAGTAAGGGATAAAGGAACATGGACATTGATGTGTCCCGATAAATGTCCTGGTTTATCGGATGTCTACGGTGCTGAATTTAATACATTATATGAACAATATGAACGTGAAGGTCGTGGTATTAAAACGATAAACGCTGGAGATTTATGGTTCTCAATTATCGAATCCCAAATAGAAACGGGAACCCCATATATGTTATATAAAGACGCTTGTAATAGCAAATCTAACCAACAAAATCTGGGGACGATTAAATCCTCTAATTTATGTACGGAAATTATCGAATATTCCTCGCCGACCGAATTTGCGGTTTGTAATTTAGCATCGATAGGATTACCCAAATATATTATTGATAATCCGAATATCGAAAAATATACCAAAGTTAAGATTTATTCGGTTCCCGATTGTCGGTATTGTATTATGGCAAAAAGACTTTTAAACGAATGTCATATTGACTATGTGGAAGAAATATTGGATACGAAAGACACTAAAAAACAATTATTGGATTCCATTAATGCTAATAATGTTGAATGTAAAGATGGCGTTTGTATATTAAAGGATGGTCAAAATAATGTCCGAACATTTCCGCAAATCTATATTGACGACAATCACATTGGTGGTTATCAGGAATTATATACGTTTCTACCACCGGCAAAAATATTCGATTTTGATAAGTTAATTAAGGTTGTTAAAATAATCACTCGTAATCTCGACAAAATCATTGATGTGAATTATTATCCTATTCCAGAAACCGAACGTTCCAATAAACTTCATCGCCCTATTGGTATCGGAATTCAAGGATTAGCTGATGTGTTTGCTATGCTAAAAATGCCATTTGATAGCATTGAAGCCCGTGCCCTAAATGAAAAAATCGCCGAAACAATTTATTATAGTGCGGTGGAAACCTCGATTGAATTATCAAAAAAACGTGAAGTAAAAATGAATAAATTAAAGGAATTGATGGTGGAACATAAGAACGGTTCACTATCAGATACAAGCGAAATGGATCTGTTGCGAGAATCCTTATGTAATCCATTAGATGAAGAATTAAATCGCGATAAATATCTCGGTTCATATTCATCCTTTATCGGGTCTCCCGCCAATAAAGGGAAATTACAATATGACTTATGGGGTGAAGAACCCTCTGTGGAAATGAAACCCCGATGGAATAAAGTTAAAAAGGATTTACATAAATATGGGATGCGCAATAGTCTATTAATAGCCCCGATGCCCACCGCAAGCACATCGCAAATATTAGGAAATAACGAATGTTTCGAACCCTTTACTTCGAACATTTATATTCGTCGAACACTGGCTGGGGAATTCATTATGATCAATAAACATCTTATTCGCGATTTACTCGCATTAGGTTTATGGAATACCGAATTGAAAAATACAATTATTAAAGAAAATGGTAGTGTCCAGAACATTCCCTATATTCCAGATAATATAAAGGAAATATATAAGACTGTATGGGAAGTTGGGAATAAAACCCTGATTGATATGTCGGCAGATCGTGGTAAATATATCTGTCAATCACAGAGTCTTAATTTATTTATGGCGGACCCGGAATATTCGCGGATTACCAGTATGCACTTCTATTCATGGAAACGTGGATTAAAAACGGGTCAATATTATTTGCGAACAAAACCCGCAGCAAAAGCCCAACAATTTACTATAGAACCCGACAAATCACCAGTTCCAAATATGATGGTTCCAGAAGATTGTGAGGCGTGTGGGGCTTGAGTAGGGCTTGAGTAGGGCTTGAGTGGGGCTTGAGTAGGGCTTGAGTAGGGCTTGAACTTGAACTATCCCGAAAATAGTAAACCAGCCATTCCCGACGTTATTCTTAAAATATTATAGTTCACAGCATAAATATATAGTGGTTTGTTTTTTATATTACTAACTTTATTATTCGCGAAATTACAAATCATTTCCTTTCTAAATATTCGCGACATATTACAGGTTCCAGAAGGTTCTAATTCGAATGGTTTTAATGCGAATGAATATAATCCAATCCTATCAAGTGTGGAAGGACGATTATTAAACCGTTTCGGTTGATCGCGTGTATAGAACCGAAGGGGCATTTCCATTATTCGGTCACGCCCATTTAATTGAAATTTAAGGGTTCCTTTATGCGCATCATTGGAATATAATGAATTGGTTGTCTGCGACACAAAATAGCATGGTCCTTGCCCCCGATTATTTTGTGGTGTTCCTTCATTCGTAATAGCCCATGTAATATATTTTACAGGATGACTAAAATTCAATAGATAATTACCCGGGTTAATTAATGTTTCGTCACTATCATCTGAAGCCGCTGTCGAATTGGTGGTTTCTAATCCCTGATATTGAACTTGTTCAATTAAATATTCGTGGGTTGATTGAGCAAAACGTCGTTTTTCTTCTCCATCTAAAATTATATATTCACCATATAAATTCATTTTATCTATCGTAAAATATGTTGATGAAAGATTCGTCGAATCCCCAATAACCTTATTGCGTATTTCGGTTTCAAAAGTCAAATCGACTTGATGATTATTCAATGATGATAATGGCAATGAGTTACCGATATCCTTACAAAACCAAAAATCAAATTCATATACCATTCGTTTTGTTACTAACCCAGTAATGCGATCTGTTGAATTACCAACAGCATAATCAGTATCATTTACTGTGCCTCCAAATACTAATGGACAATGCCCTAATTCTCTTTCCTGTGTATCGATTTTATAGTTCCCAATATCACCATATACATTTAAATCCGTTGGTAAGCCACCATAAGTATCTGACGATTGTATAAAATTATTGTTGGATGGTTTGGTTAATTCTTCCTGTATCTGTCTAAATTGGCCATAATGGGTATTCACTATAAAACCCCCGATTTTAATTTCGGAGGTTTTTATTAAACTATTTAGAAAATTAGTAACTGTATAAGATGGGGTTCCAAGATTTTTACCCTTTATATCTATTTCTAAATAGAGTTTATGTAATAAATCACCTTTACGTGGTATAGTCGTTGTATAACTACGTCCAAATCCGGCATCCGTTGAACTTATATCAACATCCATCGGAATAAGCATGGGTTCCATAGCATAATTAGTATGACGTCTATATGCTTTTTTGAAAAATGATATTTGTGGATTAGCTGTTAGATAATGGTCTTGGTTTCCATATGCGGCAATCTGTATATTTATTCCAGACATTTATATTCTATTATATTAATTTATTATTATTATTATTATTTACTTAAGCCAAATATATTAATATTAATATCATATTAATCATATTAATATTAATCATATTAATAGCAATCATATTAATATCATATTAATAGCAATCATGGAACATCGCATCAACGATTATAAAAAAGCGGCAAAAGTCCATAATAGTATTAGACAGAAATTATATCAGTTTGTAAAACCAGGTATTAAATTATTAGATATATGTGAATTCATCGAATCGAATATTCGCACCGAACTCCCAAATGAAATTAATAGTGGAATAGCATTTCCGGTCGGTGTTAATCTGAATAATGTTGCGGCTCACTGGTCTCCACAATCAAATGATACAACCGTATTAGGTGACGACGATGTATTAAAAATCGATTATGGAACCCACGTGAATGGTAATATAATAGATAGTGCTTTTACATATACTCATAATACCCACAAATATGAATCATTGATCTCAGCGTCTCGTGAAGCTACCAATACGGTATTAAAAAATGTGGGGGTTGACAGTCGTATTGGGGAATTAGGCGCTATTGCCGAAGAGGTGGTTTGTTCATATGAGATGGATATATATGGTCGCACTATACCATTAAAACCCATTAATAATATTACTGGACATTCCATAACACAATGGAATATTCATGGCGGGAAACTTATTCCTAATATTCGCAATAATAATAAAACATTAATTGAAAATAATGATATATTAGCTATAGAAGTTTACGTAACTACCGGAAGCGGTTCTGTATGTGTTGATGGTGATGTTAGTCATTTTATGTTAAAAACCAAACCACCCAATGATAATTCTATAATGTTAGGTTCACTTTACGAACAGTTTAGAACATTACCGTTTTGCCAACGCTATATGAATGAACCCACAAATATGTCTAACTACACCGATTCTATCCAATCATACCCGCCTTTAGTAGAATTACTGGATAATAGTTATATATCACAGACCGAACACACCATCCATATAAATGAATATGGTAATGACATATTTTCCGTTGATTAACTGCATCTGTTTCAGTATATGTTTTTTTTCTTTGGAGATATTAAATGATCGATATTGTATTATCACCCTTAAGTCCAATATTTAAACCTATTGTTGATATTGGAATTGCCCTTGTTAAATTATCGATGTTTCTTATAGAATTAATAAAAATATTACCAAAAATAGTGAATTTATTTATTATATTTACCGATCCAGCCAAAGTCATTAAAGATATATTTTTTGGTCTATTTACCGGAGTCTATATGGTATTAGAAGCCACATTGGATATGATATTTGGCGATATGTATCGTGCTATGGGAGGTGAAATTGATGAAGGTGGAAACAGTGGTTCGATGGACGAAGGTAGTAAATGCATTCCACCGTCAATGGTTAAATTAATATTATTGGTATTATGTCCACCCCTGGCAGTCATGTTGGAAGTTGGTCTCGCAGGATTATTATATGTTCTCATTTGCTGTTTTCTAACCTATTTTTTCTATTTTCCCGGACTTATTTATGGTAGTTTGTTTGTCTTATGTTAGACTATTTTTTATATCTTAGTAATTATTAATCAGCTTATTAATTATGGGCCTTATATCCAATGCTATTAATAAAGTTGTTAAGGTCGTTTTGAAGCCACTAACACCAATAATAGATCCCATTATAGCTCTGGCGATTGCTTTCGTTAAACTGGGAGAGTTAATCGTCAATCTAATGAAAATTATACCAAAAATATTGAATTTATTCGCCATATTTACCGACCCAGGTAAAGTCATTAAAGATATATTTTTTGGACTGTTCACAGGTGTTTATATGATATTAGAAGCCACATTGGATATGATATTTGGAGATATGTATCGTGCTATGGGTGGAGAAGTGGATGAAGGTGGAAACAGTGGTTCGATGGATGAAGGTAGTAAATGTATTCCCCCGTCAATGGTTAAATTAATATTATTAGTATTATGTCCGCCCCTGGCCGTCATGTTGGAAGTTGGTCTCGCAGGATTATTATATGTATTAATTTGCTGTTTTCTAACCTATTTATTCTATTTTCCAGGACTTATTTACGGCAGTTTGTTTGTCTTGTGTTAAGCTAATATGGTTAGTCATGTCATATGCTAATATGCAAATTAATATATAAGTAAAATATAAGAATGGTAAACTATGGAAATCCATGTGATAAGGACACTAATTGTCCATCTAAAATATGTGAAATGACATATATTAATGGTACGCCAGATAAACGCCGGTGTGTCCTACAACAAATTAAATATGGAAAAAAATGTGATTATAATAAGGATTGTGATTCGAACCGCTGTGTCAGGGTATTGGATAATAAAGGACACTCTAAAGGCAAGCGGTGTCGAATTATTAATGGTCAACATATCCCAGATAAAGATTGGGACACAGATGACGAAAATGATCCGGCATTCACTAAATCCGACAAATGGAAAGCTGCCAAGGACCAAGAATTTATATTAAGTAATACACAGAAACGGATTGCTTTTGAAGGACGTGGGCCAATTACTGAAATTATAGTGTTATGTATGGAAATTGTAATTTATATTTTAAGGGAAATAGTAAAATTTCTATACTCTATATGGAAACTGATTTTATTTATAGTATCATTCCCATTCTCTTATGTATTTGATAAGGGGTGGGATGGATGGTCTTCTAAAAATAGGGATAAGAATGGTAAATGTATTCGGGGTTCATATACATTTAGGGCCACAACGATGGTGAAAATAATTACATTCGCCTTCCCTCCTTTTGGAGTATTCTTAGACAGAGGTCTGTTTGGTATAGGTCATATCATGTTTACATCTTTATTATCGGCCATATTTTACTTTCCTGGTCTGGTATATGCTTTGATGATTATCGGCGACCAGTTATGCCCTAACTCAGTGGAATTATTTAGTAAAGAAAATAATAAAGGAAAACGCCACCAATTTTCTTATGGCGACTATAATATTGGGCAAGATTCCTTTAAACAAGCAACGGATGATTTTAAAAAGGCCTCTGATTTTAAAAACAATAGTAGTGAAAGTCAACTAACCAAAACTACCAAATTTCAAGATTTCAGACCTTTATCTGCTGGTTGTAATTTCGCCAATATAGGGTCAGTTAATGTGGGTAAAAATGTAGATATAATATTTTATGAAAACAATGATTTTACAGGTGATATTATTAGGTTAACAGATAATGAATCGAATTTACATAGTAAATTAGATGGGAAATTTCATGAAAAATGTATGGGAAAATCTATAACCAAAATTAAATCTTTCAGTATTCGATTAAAAGAACCATTACCTATATTACCCGAAATAATTGATGATAACAGTGTGGTTGTATATCTATTAAACGATTTCAGAGGGAAAAATTTAATATTAGAAAAAGGCGATTATAATCAATACGAAATCGGTAAATTATTTAAAGACCGTATATCATCCATTAGAATCGGCAAGAATATGACCGTAAAATTATTTGAAGATAAAAATTATAACCGAACCGTCATGTTTAGTTTTAGTAAAACCAGCTGGGTCGGAAGTGGTGGGAGAGAAAATACCTTTTATGGAAACCAATTATATGATAGTGAGATTAAAGGTGAGGTGAAGAATTTAGCTAAATACGATTTTAACGATAATATTAGTTGTATGATTATATGTAAGGTTGGTGAACCATGTTCCAGTGGCGGTGATGGTGAATCAAGCTGGAAAGATGCTCTAAAGGACCCAGTAAACACTATCGGAAATAAAGTGAAAGTAATTGGAAACTATGGCGTGAATAAGGCCAAGGATGGTTATGGTGTTGCAGAAAAAACGGCCACGGATGGTTATGGTGTTGCAGAAAAAACGGCCAAGGATGGTTATGGTGTTGCAGAAAAAACGGCCACGGATGGTTATGATGTTACAAAAAAAACGGCCACGGATGGTTATGATGATCCCGAAAAAACGGCCAAGGATGCTTATGATGATACAAAAAAAACTGTCACGTGAACTACAACAAAAAAAGAACAAATCAAGAGATCTGACGATACTACAAGCGCATAGTTCAATTATGTCCTGTGACTATATAATTAATCCGGGGAAACTGAAACATAAACCTAAAAATATATTCTCTATTTATATTTTATATTAATAATATATTATGAGCTCATCTATATTCGATGCCGTTATGTATGGTAATTTTATTGCCCATGATATATGTTTTCCTTCCTATATATTTAAATTAATAACCACTATTATATTTCCACCTCTTGGAGTATGGTGGAATCAACACGAAATAGGATATCCTTCTCCTGGTCGTATCGCAATTTGTTTTATATTAACTGCGATGTTTTATTTTCCAGGTCTTATATACGCCCTTAATGACCATAAATGTGGAAGCGTTATTGGTTTGAATAGCACCTACACGGCGTCAAGTGGGGGTGATGTTAGCGAAGATAAAGAGCGTTATACTGAATAAATTATTTTAGTCTTTTTTTATATGTCTATACCCGAAGAGTATATTATTAATGATATTAGAACAAATAAAGATTTTAATATTAAATCATTCAGTGGATATCTATTATCCGATGTATTTAAAGGTCTTTTTAAAGCTATCGACAATTATAAGATAGAAGAAACGTGTGATTGGACTACGGAATTAATAGTATCTGGTCAAACAGATAAATTATATGACCGATTTATACTATATTATTGTAAATATATTAACGTAAATAATCCTAAATTACCCGAACGTATCCACAAACGCTATAAAATGTATATAGATGGGAAAATTAGTAATAAGGACGCTATTAATATTCAAGCTATTCGCAATCACCTAATCGAAATTGCCATATTATTATGTTTATCCAATAAACATAAAGTGCTATCCTTTCCAAAAATCACTGAAAACGATTATACAAATGAAACCTTAGTAAAAAAATTAAAAGCAACCGATAAATCTATTAATTTTAAACCTGATGATCCACAAGAATTGAGGGTTATTATTAATGAATTATGGCATAATGTTCGCAACAAGAATATGCCATTGGTATTATATTGGATAAAATGGATAATGGTTTACGAAAAACAACTCTCTAAAAAAAAGAAAGAACTGATATGTGCTGAAAGATATGTGGTCAATGTTCACAAGAAATTCCGCACAAATTTTGTATGGATTATATGGGAAATTCTTATAAATGAATCACAAACACATATTGCCGCCACGCAAATCCAGAGTCTTTATAATATTTATAGTAAAAACTATAAAAAAACGACCCCCATATTTATTCTACTCAATGCAATTCAGTATTTTATCAATACCTATAACTATAATAAACATATCTGTGGTAACCATAATATTCTTGTACAAGCCACCGCTAAAGTTAATTTCTTATTTCAAAAGAAAAAACAATATGAAACTATGATTGGTAAATCAATCGATATGGTAACCAAAAAAACTCCCAAAAACGGAGAGGATAGTATAAACCAAGAACATAAACAACATTTGGTATCCGATATAGATAACTATATAATGAAACGTATATAATGAAACGTATAATGGATATATGGGTGCCGTGTTTATATGTTGGTTATCCAGAAATTATATATCCTCATTAATTAATGAGTAGTTTCATTAGTAAACACAGCGGTTTAATAACTATTACAGTATTATTCATATTATTCGTCATTGTAGCATACCTATTAATATTTTCGAATCGTACAAGTTCCGCCATTACCAAGTTTGAAAACACTTTTATTAAAAATAATAATAAAAATCAGCAAGATTTTTGTACAGATATGTATCGTAACCGTAATATGGCTGAATTCTATGTTAATAGTAGCCATCTACCATTTTTAACTGGATTTAAACAATATGATTATGCCAGTTATGACATGTTCATGAAAAGTATACAATATGGCGCACGTTATATAGAATTAGAAATATATAATAAAGAAGTAAAAAATGATACGGTGCCAGTCATATCCAGTGGTAATGACAAATCTCAAAATTCATTAGACGCAATGAAATGTTTCAGTATTATAGCCAAATACGCATTTTCTGAAAAAAATATCAATAATTATAGAGACCCGTTTTTTATTTTTCTGGATTTCAAAACCACCGGAAACTATAGAACATTAGATAAACTATATGAGATTATTATGTCCACATTAAGACATAAATTATTGGATTCATCCTTTAATTATGAACGCAAAAACATAGCAACAACCGACATGTGTAAATTAATGGATAAAGTGGTTATATTTTCCAATACCGATTATGAGAATTCAAAAATTAAGGAATTAATTAACATGTCCACCGCTTCTTCCTATTTTAGGAGAATACGCCACGACCAATTACCCTTAAATGAAGAATTGGTTCGTGGAAGCGACCAAGCAGATGTCTTAATTACCAGCACCAAACTATCATTCAATGCTAATATCATTACTATTGAAGATGATACCAGTTTTATTGACGCTGGTATTGATAAACGCTTGATAATAAAAATTGTTGGTTCCAATGACAATGATACATTTGAACGGATGTTACCATTAAAACAGGTCACTAATAAACAATTAGTATTCGACGAAAGTATTGAATTTAAAAGTGAATCGCGGGGACCCAGTGTTCAATTAAAAGCCTTTAATAAATCCTATGAACTTAAAAATTTACATAACTATAATAAAAATGCTATAACTGTCGTATATTCCAAATATGATTTGTTGGTTATGAACTATAATCCATATGATGCCTGGCGACTTGGGTGTCAATTTGTAGCAATGAACTATCAATCCATCGATGATAATCTAAAAATAAATATGAAAAAATTTATTGATTTATCGGTTATCCTCAAACCATCCAATCTTATTAATTATACACCTAAACCAAAAAAAATGAACCTTAATACATTATATCCGAAATATCAAGATACCGATATACCAATTAAAATGGACTTTCTGGATAATTTCCATAATATCTATCTAACCCCATCGCAGAATGACAAAATGCGTGTTATATTAAATGGTAATACATTGAAATTATCTCCCAGTTATAAAGATAATAACAGTATATTTGAAATTATAGAAGGTGTAGATGGAACATATGGTAGTATTTCCATTAAATATGGAAATCGGTATCTCAACAGTAATGATTCCTGTTGCTATCTTAAATTTTCGGAGACAACCAATAACGCTTCATTCTATCCCATTGAGTCTTTATGTTCGAATAAAAAATACACCTCTTTTTTACATCAGAAAGATAATAAAAAATATTACTTGAAATATCGTAAAGAATTCAATTATAAAACTAAATTATATACGCAAAAAACTAATGACTATAAATATATTACGAGTCTCTCTTCGGAAAATGGTATAGTCAAAATATGGGAGCCTATTAATACCGGTTCTTATAAAAGTATCGGTCACATAGCGATCAAATCGGTAGAAAAACCAGTTACTGATGTATTGTTATTTAAAGGTGCTGTAGAATCACCCATCGATTTCAAATTAATATGGAAAGACTCTTCTGGCATTACAATATGGAAACCAATCCCTGCTGATGGTTATTTGGCTTTAGGAGTGGTTTTTAATACAACCACAGCCAAGCCAGTTCGTAGTAAATATGTATGTGTCGCTATAGAATATGCTGAACAGGTTGACCTGGGAACAATGGCATGGAATAATCGTGGGGCGGATGAAAATAATAAAATAAGTCTATGGAATTCGCCTGATCTAAATTATGTTATTGCAACCCCATCCTTTAATCGACCATCCGAATTTGATAATCCCGTCTATAATATCAACACGGCCGATAAAGATTTTGCGGACCGCCTATATTTAGGTAAAGTTGGCGAAGATGATTTGGAAAGTAGTTGTTTCATGGTTTATGAAGAAGAAACCCGGGCAAAACCAATAGAACGCTATAAATTAACACATAATTTATCTAAATATTCGGAAGACCACCATATTATTAGTAAAGTCGGAGATAATACCTGTATCGGCATCAAAGATTCCTATTGGTCAAAATTTTATGATGATGTCACAGATGCCGAGGATGCCGAAGATACCGAGGATGCGGCCAAGGCTATTTTAGTAAACTATAATGGTAATGATGATGAGTTTTCCAGTAATTGGTCATTATTTAAAACGAATGGATCTCTATTTACTATTCGATTACGTGGAAATCCGAAATATTGCCTTACTGCGCAAGAAAATACATTAGTCGTTAAACTATTTTCAGCTGAAGACAATGCTAAACAAACATTCGGCTATAATGGTATGAAATTATTCCAACATAACGAAGTTACCAAAGAATTTAAATGTGTAGCGAATAATAGTGGGAAAATAGCATTGGAAGCTTGTGATGATACAAAAAAAACACAACAGTGGCTTATAAATCAAAAACCCCAGGTTCTATGTATTGCCAAAGGTAAAGTCGTATATTTAAAACATAAATCACGGCGTGGTAAAAGTAAATTTACTGGTAATCGACCAGATAATACACGGGTTAATAATTATCTAAAGGAGTTCCATGATAGAGATTATTTTCATTATTATCTGAAAGGATTAGTGGAAGATGAGACGGAAACTGACTGGGTAATTAAATTATATGGCGATTTAGGTATGCGTAATATAAATAAAAAAACTGGAGACCTCATTTTAAATTCAGCGCCATATAAACCATTATTAAGTAAAGGAACGAAAGTTCTCTGTAAAAATGGTGGCTTTCACGATCTCAATTATAGAGAAGCTAACGTAAGATGGGTTGCCACAATAATTGATATATTGCCAGATGAAAAATATAATGTTATTTTCACAATTAATTCATTGGAGGCAGATATGAATAAACAATCACTTGGTAGACCCAGAGAAAATAAAGCAAAGATATTGTCGCTTACCGATTTGATACTATTAAAACCATCATTATCATGTTAGATAGATATAGCGAGATAGCGATATTATATTCTCATCATATATTAAATGGGACAAGTGTCATCTACTAACGGAGATTATGAATTTAATAATAATACTAATACTAACAAGGGAACTGGTGGTGATACCAATAATTCAGAGACACAAAAAAATACACAATTAGTAAAAATGAAAACCTTACTAACTAATAAAAAGTTTGAACTCTATAAAATTTTAGAACTCTTTAATTTCTATATAAATATGCGAGTATTAGATAAATCGTTCATTCTTAAAAATAACATAATTATTAAAGAACTTGAAAAAGGTAATATCTCATTGGAAGACTCAATAAAAGAAAAAGATGAACTCTATCTTAAAAATATGCGTAATATTAAACATGATATAGCTATAGTAAGTAAAAATAAATATACCAATAATACACTACGTTTTATAAATATACTATTGGGAATTATGTTGGTAATATTTACTATTATATTTATAAAATATAAATATAGAAGCAGTTATACCATAATAAATGTTTAATTTAATGTTTAATTTAATGATTAATTTAATTGTATAACACATTATTCTTATATGTCCCCATCATCTAAACTACTGATATTCGCAATATTAGTATGATTTAACCATGTTAATCCATTATATATATTACCATCGTTGTCTGATTTACCATATTTTTTCATCATATTTGTTTTCAAATCTTTTCTTGATGGACACTTTGTGTTTCCATAAGCAATTTTATACCATTCTGTAAATTGGTAGAATGCTTCATCGATATGTATCATGGCGCCACCAGAATCTACCTCAATTTTCTCAGTAAAGAATTGAGCAAAACAATCCGTATCGTGTTTATACATATTTGTATGTAATTTAACAATTGCTGGTTCAAATATACCTTTAGATTTATATTGCTTGTAATATTGGATTAATATATACATGAAGGGTTCGGCCCAACCTTCTAACTTTTCAGATAGATAGACATCGATTGGAAATTCATTCGGATTTTCTGGATTAGGATTTTCCTTAAAACATGAACTAAATTGAACAACTCTAATACGACGAAACGTACCATCATCATTACCAGTAAGACCAGGCATCTCATTACATGTTAATATCTGTTTCATTTGTGGCTTGAATTCGATGGGGTCTTTGTATAAAGGTCTCGCAGTAATCTTATCACCACCAGTTAACTCCTTCATTAAACCGACATTAATTTTTTCTCCAGCTTCTGGTTCCTGATATGTAGCAAAACGTTTCCCTTTGGTTTTTACTAATACGGGATTACAGGTTTCACTACGAGCCCGTTTTTGAGTAATAAGTGAACATGGTAATACAGTCGTATAATCACCATACGCATTCTGGAATAATTCAATAATTTTACTTTTACCATTACCACCAGACCCTGTCCATATATGAAATTTTTCTTGTGATATTTTACCATCCAGGAAACTGGATATTAAGGTAAGCATATATTCCCTAACTTCCTTATTCGGCAATACTTGCTGAATAAATTGATTGGTTTCATTGATAAGTTCATGATTTGATTCATATTCAATATAATCAATCTTAGTAGAGAAACTAACATAATCATCGGGGTTTCCATCGCGGAAAAATCCATGATTTAGATCATATATACCATTTTCAAACCCAATTAGATTAACATTTGTATCCAATTTATCTTCAAAATCAGCATTATAAAATAATTCAATACATTCATCCATTATATTTTTCTTAAATGAATTCAATCGCAACTTCACACCTATACTACTTATTTTTTTATTCCTTTCTAATAATACTTCCTTTTGTGCATCATCGTCATCACCCATCTGTTGGATTTGATTGGTAATTTCATTAGTGAATTTCATATATTCATTTAATAATTCATTTGAAATTTTTCTTTTTAGAGCAATACCATCACTAATACGATGCCACCGATGACTATCATATTGATACCACGATTTAGATTTAGTATATATAAATTCGTCTTTATACATTTGATACATAACATTGGCTATATCATAATGGGTTGCCGATAAACTCCTTACAATAAATCTTCGCAAATCATTAGCGGTCAATTCCTTGAATTTACCATAGTTATCTTCCTTAGCCCACATATATAATGTTCCTATACCTAACCCATTTTCATCCATTTGATTCCATTCATTTTTACATTTTTCTTCATATACACCTGGTGTATATTTATTCGATTTATTACTAAATTCGATCCAGGGATTCAATAATCGGTCGTCAATATTATGAAGACACCAACCGACACGTATACGTGAATCATGGTTTGACGCTCTTTTTGCTGATAATATATCTACCAATTTAATTATTTTAGTATATTCGGCGGAATCGATCGAATTACTATTTTTTTTATCGACAGAAGATTTATTTTTTTTATTGACTTTGGTTTTACGAACACCCTTATGATTGCCAGGCATGGTTTCAAAATCATGGTCCAAATCTTCCATAGCATCATCGTTTATACCAATAAGATCTTCATTACTAATATTACGTAAACTCAATAAATCTAATAATTTACACTCATCATATATTTTATTACTAATAGATAACGTCTTATCCGAATACTTATACATTTTAGTAACTTTATAGGCCTCGCTGTTTGGTTTTCTACTACCATACATCTGCCAATTATTGGTTTCTATAACACAAATATCAATCACGTCATCTAAAGTATTAGTTTGACCCAATTTATTAAATAACTCTATGGTGCGTGGATCATGAATCATTCTATAACGAAGAATATATTGAATACGTGGGTAAGTAATTACCGATGGTATCATTATATGAATCCCATCCTTTACAACATCCTTTTCAACCACATATTTTGGTTTGGTTTTCTCTAATACAAATATTTCAGTATTATCTAAATCCGTCTGCATAATATTATTAATTAATTCCATGTATATTTCAAGAAATTGGGTAATAAACTCCGTCTCATACTGTCTTTCCTTTTTATCTGGCGGAAATCTAAAGTCAAGGTCGATGAGCACAGGAGCAAAATCTAAATGTCTTTCAGTTAAGTAAGCTTCGTTCTTATATTCAAAGACACTCGCATAATATAAAGATAGGAATTTATCATAATCGTTAGGGTCTATGGTGTATGAACCAGGAAAACATATTGGCATATTTGGCAACATAGTATGAGTATAGGTTTGGTCACCTGTTCTCTTATGTTTTGAAAGAAATTTATTAAGTTCATTTTTGGAACTTATTTTCGATTTCGCCATTTAATCTATATTACACAAAAAATTTTAAGTGAATTAATAAATATGAAAATATTCAATTTTTAAATTAATTAAACAAATCATTAATAAAATTGAATATATTTTTATGGATTTAAACAAAAACACAAATATAATAGTATATTAATTTTATTAAATTCTAATAAGTAATCTATATTTATCATGTCAAAGCTCGCTACTAAACGAATTATGGCCGATATGAAGAACTACTATAAAAATGATATAGAATCACAGCGTATCTATTGTCAATTTAATGACGACAATATATATAAAGTAAAAATACTTATTATAGGTCCAGAGGACACACCTTACGCCAATGGCTATTATTTCTTCAATTTAACATACCCATTAGATTATCCTATAAATCCTCCTAAAGTATCCTTTCTCACTAATGGCGGGCATATACGCTTTAATCCAAATTTATATGTTGAAGGTAAGGTTTGCCTATCAATTCTTGGAACATGGGAAGGCCCTGGTTGGACCAGCTGTTGTTCATTAACAACCGTGTTATTATCCATACAAAGCCTTCTATGCGAAAACCCAATTCAAAATGAACCGGGATGGGGTAGTATTACGGATAAACGGTCGAGTGATTATAATATGGTTCTGGAATACGCTAATACGAAAATTGCCACATTAGGACTTATTCGATGTCCATTACCATCATTCGAATTCTTTTATGATATTATGTTGAAAGAATTAATCAAAAATAAAGAATATTTTATTAACTATATTGAATCCAATCTTAACGACCATTCAAAAATATATGTAAGCGGTATGTATAATTTACGAATCAAGGTTACCTACAAAGATGACCATATATATTTAAAACAATTAATAAAAGATAATATTACCGAACCTGTGGTGGCGGTTGAACCTGTGGTGGCGGTTGAACCTGTTGTGGCGGTTGAACCTGTGGTGGCGGTTGAACCTGTTGTGGCGGTTGAACCTGTTGTGGCGGTTGCTACATATACTATTATTAAACCAAAATATAGTAGAAAATGCCCGAAGGAAAAATCCAATAATTATGATGAGGGATATCAGAAGACATCTCAAAATGATGGCAATATATGGAAAGTAACTATCTCTGCCAAGGGTAGAAAGCAATGGAGTAAAATGAAAACATCATAATTTATAATTTTAATTTATAATTCATAATTTAATTAAAATTGATTATATTTTTTTATATATAAAAATATATATAACTACATATTATATTATATACTATAAATCATGAATTTTTGCGATGATTGTGATGATATGTTGTATATTAAGATTAAAACTGCTAAGGAAAATAAAGAGGCTGGTGGTGATGACGATACCGATACCGATTTCGATGATAAATTAATATATTTGTGCCGGACCTGTAACCGCGAATACCCACAAGATACAAAAACATCAACATGTGTATATCATGTTAATTATAATCTCGATAGTATAAAAAAAGAATCACTATTAAATGAATATATATACCACGATCCCACACTCCCTAAAGCTGTAGGTATTAAATGTCCCAATAAAGATTGTCCAGTTAAAAAAAACCCGAATATTATCTATCTAAATTATGATAATAAGGATATGAAATATATCTATGTCTGTTTGGATTGTAAAAAAGAGAATATAACCCCATATATATGGTAATGATTATGATTATGATTATGATAAATTAAATTAATAAAAATTGATTATAATTAAAATTATATATAAATAAATAACTATACTATTAATATATATACCAAATGACATCATTTCAATTGGAAGCATATAATGACCATACGGATTTACTCGCAAATTATGAAGAATTAAAAAAAAATAATATTACCACCAATAAATTATATATGAATGAACGTGCGGCAATAATCGGAGTTCGAGCACAACAACTGGAACTGGGTGCCAAATCATTTATTGATACACCAAAAGATACGGATAGTGTTATTGTTATTGCCGAACGAGAATTAGCACAAAAAAAAATACCATTTATTATAAAGCGAACCGTATCGAACAAATATGAATATTGGAAGTTAGAAGATTTAGTATAATTATGAATCTTTGGATAGAAGATTATGAATCTTTGGATAGAAGATTTAGTATTTATTGTTTCCATCGATTACCACAATTGAGACATGTAATAAATGTTGTCATTGCTTCGTCCGCACTACGAGTTTGTAGTTCATAATAGGTGCATTCACGCGATTTACAACGCGCACATTTAAATTGATCCGTCATGGCTTCGGCCTTTTCTTCATATAGATTTTTATCTCTTTTATATTTAGAATCCATCATTTTTTTCCAATGTTCCGGAAATAACTCTTGATATGTCATTGTAGGTAGATCTTCCATTTTTATTTTATTATCATTTATTTTTTTAATTAAACTACTATTTTTTATATATGAGTTTTTGTTCAAATTTGTATATAACGACCGCATTTTATTAATATATATTTTTTTAAATACTACATTTTGCCAATTAATAATGAGATTACGTTTACAACCTTCTTCACACGCATATTTATAAATACTGTCTTCCAGCGCAATACTACGTGTTTTCGACATCATTAGTTGATTTGTAAAAACATCGACACATTTATCGCGAATACCCATATCATCATCTTCATTATTATTAGCTTCTTCACTTGATGGTAATATATGTTCTGGTTCTATATCTTGCTCATCATCGGAAATATCGGGTTGTATTTCCTCTATATCATAAGTGTAATTATCAGTTATTGGATCTTCTAACACCCGACACCATATCATCGTCGTCACTATTATTATTATCATCATCCCCACAATCTTCATCACTACTTTCTACCTCGCTATCAACAGCCTCCTCCAAATCATAAAATAGAGATTGATAGACGGCTTCATATTCATCACATGTTAAATTTAATATATTATGCTTTTTATTCGATTTTAATAATAATATATCACCATAGATAGTTGTAGACACTTTTTTTAATGATGGCGGTAATTCATGGTTATTTTCTTGAAATCCTTCAATATAGCCATACGCAATCAAGGTTTCATCTTTATTAAAATTCCATTCACCAATAATAGTATGTTTAGAACTTTCACTTCTCTCTAATACCGAATTCATTAAGTCTGTAGTAATAATTTTAGGATGCGGTGTTGTCTTTCTTTTCATCGGAATATCACATGCTTTAATGTTCCCATCAATCAGTAAAATAATTGCAGAAACCATGTTGTTAATATAGTTATAGTTATAGTTATAGTTATAGTTATAGTTATAGTTATAGTTATGAATATATTTATTGTTTTATATAATAATAATCAAATTTTATTATTATATAAAACAATATCATTAATATGGTATAATATGAATAAATATAAATTCAATACCGCCAATATTTATTTAGGTTCTTGCGAATCAAAATATATATTTAATAAAGAAAACAGTCCTGATTTTATCGTTAAATTAAAATCGAAATTGATAGGCAACTATAACTATAAAACATATATAGAAAAAAAAATAATGGATAAAAATCATATATTTATTAGCACTAAAGGCTTATATAAATATAATCATGTTCATAGTTTTGTTCAAGGCGCAACGCAATTCTACGAATTGGCAAATATAGACGCAATCCCAAATATACAGTTTAATTTAAAACAAAAATATAATTATGAAGAAATTAATGATATAGAAGAATTTAGTATTTCAGATAAAATAACCATATTTATTAATAACCATAATCATGTCCATATACAAGTATGTAGAGACGCATACTGGGACGAAACTATAGTTAAATTACATCAACTATTATCATTAATAGGGGATCATTGACATAATCGATAACTGGTATAAATACCATGTGTTTCACTACTTCTTATGATGCGACACGCCTGTCCCTTTAGCATACCATAATATTTGGCAACTGGATCCGTTTTTAATATGATTGGTAATTGTTCTTCATTCGTTAAATTATATTTTTTCAGCAAATTAGCTTTTTCAGATTCATTCAAAATTATATGTTCGGGAACAAATGAATGTTTTGTTACATTATACATCAACATATCTAAATGGAATAATTGGCAAAATATTCCATGTTTGTTATATATAGCATCAAAGAACGTTTCCAATAATTCCGGATTTTTAAGTTTATCACTAATAGTCACTATAATAGTATCACCAGATTTATATGCCGATTCTTCTTCCTCCAACATTTCTTCTATAGTAGTCATGATTAATAGGATTCTAATCTTCGGTGCCAACATATATTTAAGAACTAATTTGTTGGAACCGGTATTTAAAGTTATATCGATGGGATTAAGCTCGGCACTTACCTTTTGTCCAGCATGATATAAAATGTCAATTTCCTCTGGAGAATAGTTATCATAATTGGTGGTATCATGACCACGGTCATTTAACATCTCGATAATAACCTTTCGGGACATGTATAATTTATTTGTCAAACTCATTATTAATAATATAGTATTATATTTCTTCTTATATATATTTTAATAATTATATCAATTTTATCAATTTTATAATAAATTATTTTTATATTTTATATTTTATATTTTATATTTTATATTTTAAAACGTGGATGCGTTATTCATTAAATTTGAAAACGATATACCAGTCGGTTCTTCTGGTTCTTTCTTATAATCCGGTATAGGTCCACCATAAAATGGTTGGACCACCATTGTTGTTGTGGTCGGTGCTGATGTTGTTGTGGTCGGTGCTGATGTTGTTGTGGTCGGTACGGCTTTAATATCCAGTGTTAGGTTCTTTGTTATTACTGGAACGGAGGGAATCGATACCGTAATAATATGTGTCCCGACCGGTAATGACGATAAATTAAATTTATAAATGCTATTATTATTTATTTTATATCCGAAATTCGGAAGTTTAATAACATTATTATTGCTATTCAATACATTCAAGCTTTCCGATCCACTCGCGCCAGTTGATGATGTTCTACGAAATGAAATATTGGGACTATCATCTATATTATTATAAAAACTACACGATACATTCACTGATAACTCATCTGGCACTTGTCCAATTATTGTCATGGTTTCTCCATCAATACTTATGGATTCTGTTGAGTCCACAATTTGAACCCAACTGTAACCATCAATTATATTCTTCACGCGGTAATCTAACTCAATATTTTGTTCTGTAAAACTCGATTGTAATATATTACCAATCCGTAATTGTCCATTTAATTTTAAAAAATCTGGTATTATACTAAATCCAGTAGTGGATGGTATTGATGCTGACCGTTGGATAATCTGTGACCCTGAATCAGGACTAGGAGATACATTCGTAGTCGTATTCGCGGTTCCATCCATTATGACTATAGTTCCATCTACTGTTATAGAATAGTTAACATTAACACTATAATCTATAGTATGAACTGGTGTTGTTTCAGAATGGGTCGCACTATAAATAAGTTTAGTCGAGTTAGGAATATTATTTAATCCAATAAATGATAGACTGTTTGACCCACATAATGCATAATTCACTCCTCCGTCACATATTTCGGTAATCAACCCACAATTATTATCCGATTGTATACTACCACCGGTATATCCTGAAAAATTAAATTTCGCTAAAGGAGCAGTAAAGGTTGATGCTGTGTATTGGAATATTGTGCCCACAATTTTTATACAACCCGCAAATACGTTTACTTTTATATGACAATCATCCGTATAATTCTCTATAACTATATTATTGTCTGATACATCAGTCAGCATTGGTAGCAATACTGAAACATTAGAACCTTTTACTATTAAAATACCATTAATACTTGTTAATTTGGGCGCATTTATTTTCCCACCAGAATTGATGGTTAGGTCACCATTAATACTTGTTAATTTGGGCGCATTTATTTCCCCACCAGAATTTATGGTTAGGGGCCCGGACATAGTAGTTAAATTCGGGGCGCTTATTATTCCATTGTTCAATATTATATTACCACTCAGATTAGTATATCCTTCTAATGTTATACTTGAAACTATAGGCGACGTTAGATCTAATGGGAATTTGGCATCGGCATTGGCTTTGGCTTTGATTGTACCAGAACCGATAATTCTTGTTATTTTATCTACATTGGTTGTTAGTGTATGTGAATTTAATTTTAATATCGTTATAGAAGCTGATGATGTTATTGTAGCATTTCCAGCAAGCTCAACAAATTCGATAGAATTGTTGTCGACAATAAAGGTTATGTCGGCACCATCATTCAATTTATATTTTGCTTTACTATTCCCCTGCAATGTTATGATATTTTTTCCAGTTAATGTAATAGTAATCGTATTAGTTGGATTAATTATCGTTGTATTATAATTCTCTGTGACACCACCCATTATAGTTATATCACGATCTACATTTTGTAATTCAAGAATACTATTATAATCGATTTTTACTATTCCGTCTGTATCGAAATTACAATTCGTATTACTACATATTAGTAAACTTAAATTCGTGACGGGTGTGATCATACTAAAATCCAACATGAATTGTCCACCTCCAGGAACAAGTTTTAATTTAGCTGAATCTTTTAAAACGATTTCAGTTGCTAATAGTGTTGATAGCTGTTCTTCATTATTCCCCCGTATAGTTAATTGTTTGCTATTTTCAACTGTAATGTTTCCAGTGAGATTGCGTAATAATATATAATCAATCATTATATGTAAATTATTTATACCAGCAATAGTATTATGAATCAGTACCGATAAACTATTAATATTAACCTGGCCATCACCTCCCAATAGTATACCGCTGGCAGGAGATGTGGTCAGTTGCGTATATTGTAACGTGCCCCCATCTAAATTTAGTTTATTACTGCTGGACAAATCAGTTATATCATTTAGTATTAATGTTCCGCTATTTAATCGAATATCCGATGGGATAGCGGTTATATTTACAACGGAATTATTAATTATAAATGGATTCGTGACGGTTGATGGAATATTTATATTATTACCCAATTCCACATTACTACTATCATTAATTATTAATGACCTCATAGTAATGGTATTGTTATTGGTATTGGTATTGGTATTGGTATTGCCTGGGAAATGGTTGGTCGTTGTAGCTAGGGTATGGTTATTAATAACACAATCGCCAATAACTATGCTATTCCCGCCAATAACTATAAACGAATTATTATTAAGTATAAATTTACTGTTAACACTGTTCTCTATTGTAATTGTTGATTTAGATAATTCTATATCTCCTGTAGAAGTTTGTCCAGAATATATTGGGTTGTTTGTAAATGTAAAACCGGATGAATCCATTATATTTGTCTTCGCGGCGGAATTCACAAGGACTATACCACTTTGTGTGGAATTTATATTTTTTAGATTCAAAATATTGATATTATAGTTTATTTCTAATATATTTGAGGTATTTTCTTGCTTGCTCCATTTTATTCCGTCTAAGGTTAATGTCGGAAATTTAATACTATTACTATTACCCAAACTGGTTAAATATGTTAAACCAATCGTATTATTGTTCGTATCGGTTGATGTTATTTCAAAATTATTGGAATATGGCGCTGATGTTTTTAATTTTATATTCTGATATACAGCATTATCACGTCCGGTGTTAACATATTCAAATAAATTGAATAATAATGGTGTATTTGGTTCTACTGTCGGTTGTATATTTCCAGGATTTAATAATATTGGTAAATCTTCACCACAACTATTAGTCGTATTTGTTTTACAAACGATACTACTTATATTTTTATCTGTCCAACCCGACGAATTTAATTGGGCTCTATTGGCAGCCGTTAATTTTTGACAAAAATTATTAGTATTATTAGTATTGGGACATTTAACTATGCCACTACAATTACCATCTTCTGCAGAACTACCGTTTTCTTGATATCCACAATATAAATCACCATCATGTGTGGCGACTTTACCAATTAAATAACCCCCAATACCTGGTGGGGTGTTATCATTATTATAAAATTCGGTTTCAGGTATGGTGTTTCCTAATACGGCACTGGTTAGTTTACATGTAGCACTGGGACATTCTGCTGGAGATGATGTTGATCCTGTATTAATATTACGGGACTTTTGTCTCACACATAAACCATCACCGCCACTATTTTTATAGCATCCGAATCGGTTAATATCGTCTGAATCATCGAAACATGATTTACTACTACCACACTCACTAAAATTTTTAATAGAAGATAATTTACATATTCCTTGTGAAGTGTTGCTATCTATCTTACAATAATATTGGTCATCTTGAGTTAGATTACCTGTTTGACATGCGGTCATACATTCATTTCCACCAGCAGAACAAGATAAATTACCATAATAGTTAGCATGACATGGGCTATTATCATTTGGATCTGGTTGTAATATATTATCTTTATACTCCACGGAAGTTAGTGGAGTCGGTGAACCATCAATATATATCGGAACATTAACACTATTATCGTCGTCATATATTAATAAATTCGTTGGTAATTTATATTTCTTGCTGGTCTCGAGTGTAGGTAAATATAATCCCAACCGGGTTCCCACTATTGAGGACACCATTTTTATGTTGGAATATTTACCACATAGTGATATAATATTCGGTTGGGATCCAGAATTACATTTTGTACCATTCGAGGCACTTATACCTTTTAAATCCGTTAATATTAATTTTTTTATTCTTATACTATCCGCGGATCCAGTAGCAGTTTGTAGAAAAGTAGTGTTAGTTAGTTTTAATTCATTATAAATATCTATTTTTGTAAAACATTGTGTTAATATTTGGTTATGTTCGGTTGTTACGTCACCATTCACACGTAAACTACCATTATTTGTCAATGTTAATATACTACCTGAATTGGTCGTTACCCCTATATAGGAACCGCTATTAGACGGTGATGCCGTTGATGCCGGTGATGCCGTTGATGCCGGTGATGCCATTACGGCCGGTATTTTTAATGTATTTCCCTCATATAATATAGAATCCACTCTTATATTCTTTATAAGTATATTAGCTCCGGAATTTAAGGTAAAGGCAACTGTTTTTAATGGATTTGTTATTGCTATTGGTGTTGGTGAAACACTTCCCAATACTAATGATTCCGTTATTGTTAGAGCTTTAATTATGTTTATAATGGGTTCATTGTCCGTTAATACGTTCAGTGTTTTTACCGATTTATTCGCAAATATATTAGTCTGATTATTTACGTCCAATATAAATGAAAATGATGAATTACCGTCATATGATATATCACATTTACCATCACCATAAACCGTTAATTCATTTATTGTATCTGATGTTAAACTAACAGCACTAAATAATATATTTTTCTGACAGCTACTTTGGGGAACCGGTTCCAACCGCGGACTAAGACTACATCCATGCGATTTCATTATATATTCCATTGTTATCGTAAGGGTTTTGAACGACGCGTATAGACGAAAATCATCCTCCACCGATATATTTAATGAATCTCCTGGAACTGGTAGATTTATTATAAAATTGGATGGATATGTATTATTGGTCTCACCCTTTATAATAAATATACGATTAATAGTGTTCCCCTTTAATCCTCCGAATGCGACAAAAATATTATTTCGAAAATATAAATTATCGATTGTTGTTGTTGATGATGCGCCGGTGGATACTAAATCTATATCCGTATTAATTGTATTATTAATAATAATTAAGTTGGTAATTGCATTTATTTTACCAATTATTTTACCAATTAACCGCATATCATTTGGTGATAATGCGGTGAGGTTTTTGATTACAAAGGTATTTATGGTATGTCCTGATAAACTGTCGAGATTAATGGAACATACAATATTATTTATAGTTCCCACAAGTTCTGTATCATCTGTATCATATTTTATGCTTATATTATTTATACCGTCATTTGGTTCTATGGTGATCTTTGTTATATTATAATCGTATGATTTACCTATAATTGCCGGAACAATACCATTACATACGTTAGAAACACAGCTTGGAATTAGGTTGTTAGTTGATGTATTATTGGGGACGAGGTTTCTATTAAATTTATTCAAATAACATAATTGACTTTGGAAATTACCATCATTCACATCATTCACGTATATACTATTGCCGGAAAATGTATAATTTATATTTTTGGTTAATCCAGATTCCTTATCAAATAATTGCTGTAATGATACATTGGATAGATTTTGTATTGTGATGGCCTTTAGTGAATTGAGAGCGGCAAAATCCAATGTTAAAACGGTGTTGGATGTCGATGATTGTAAGTTAACTAATATTAAATCGCCATCAATTGTTTTTAGTGAATGGAAATTTAAGCCGGTGGAAATATTGGTTATATCTTTTAATAATTCTACTGATGGTTGTGTATTATTTTTTATAATAATCGATTTATTAACACGCATTAAATGATCAAATTCGATAGTATCTATATTGGATAGCTGTTCGATTTTTATCGAATAATCATTATTGGAGACGATTTCTGTTATATTTTCAAATATATTCATGCGTTTTGAATTGCCGTCAATAATACTAAACCGATCTAAATGTATATAACCGTTGAGAACATGGATATTACCCAATATTAATTTAAATTCAATAATATCATCATAGGTCCATACATTTTCAATCGTAATATTGCCTGTAAATGGTAAATAACCATCTGGAATAAATTTATGGGTACTTGATAAATTACCAAATGGTAGCTTTTGAACCGTTCCATTTACATGTGTTATTTTTAATACCCTTTCATTACCGCCAATAAAATATAAATGTGTGTTGGGTTCATTATCCCATAATGGTGTTAATTTTGTTATAATACAAGACGCAATATTATCACCCGTTAATGCGGAATTATCTTTAAAATTCCCGGCCTGTTTCCAACCCGTTCCATAATATTTTATGGTGCGATTGACACCATTATATAATTCGGCTTTACAATAGTCTTGGGTGTTTGGATTCATACACTGTAACCCACCCGGTCCAATATTAAAGGTAAATGTTGGTTTTAGATCTACCACATTATTACTTAATGCGGTTTTTAGGCCACATATATCACAAATACTATTACAATTATCAATCGTTATGCTACCATTAATAATTATATTATTAAAGGCCGACATATTAGTTAAATTCGGGCAATTTTTAAGGATAATATCGCCATTGATTTCCTTTACAGATTGTAGTAATTTATTTAATCCCTTGATAACACATCGTGTTGGTGTTGATCCATCACTGTTTTTTGGGGGTTCTACTTCATAATCCAGTCCATAACTATATTGTTTATCATAATAATTATTATTCGTGATGGTTGAATCGATGATTGTTAATGAACCATTGATTATCGTTCCAAATTCATATTTTTTCAGGAATTTTATCCAATTATCACCTATAAATTCACGACCCGAATTACTTAATTGGAAATTTAATAGTTGATGCTTATACGTATTGCAAAAATAGTTATCGGATGATTTAATAACATGTTCCTGATTACCTTTATTGAGTGTATATTTATTATTACTATTCGAATTATATATATTTCTGGGTATATTTTTTAAGCTATTATTATTATGAATTGAGATAATCCCTTGTCCTTTATTAATATTTTGCCAGTTAAGAGTGATATTACAAATATTATTGAGAATGCGATTATTGGTAATAATTAGATTACCATCTATTTGTTTTAATTTATTAAAACTGGATAGATCCAATATATGTAAGTTGTTTTCTATTATTAAATCGCCTTGTATGGCTTCTATTTTAGAGACTAATCTATTAAATAATCGATTGATAAATATATCATTTTTTAAAACGGTATCCTTGGTCACAAAAGTGCTTAGAAAATTATCTATTTTTAATTGACCACCTATTATTTTGGGTAAAGGTATAACACTATATGTATTACCAGACTTTTTTATCCATTTCACACTAATATCTTCGGTTTTATCTTTTTTAGAATATAAAACAGCCGTATCCGTTATTATTAAACCAGTATCTATAATATCTGCTGGTTTATCGGGTAAGATTTTTTCGAGTTTAACATAGGAATGATCTGTTTCAATTTCATCCTTTTCCCGTTCCTCTAGTTCCCGTTCAAATTTAGTTTTAAATTCTGGCCGTAATGCGGTGGAATTTTTTTTTATTTTCGAATTAAATTGTGATTTTGTGGAATGTGTCTTATAGGCAACGCGCTCGTGAACGCCTTTAAATGGATACGACTTATTATTACCCGTTGAAGGGTGTTCTATTAATTTCCCGGAATAGGGTTGGGTTTGTTTTTTGTATTTTGGGAATATTTTGTCTAATTCGTTTGTATCAATTTTCTTCAAGGACCATGGCAGTATATTTTTAAAAACATCATCTGTGTAGAGTTGTCCTGGAACCATCGACACATTTTCTGCCGCATTATTATAATTTCGGGCACGTTTTTCAAGGCGATTTATTAATTTCTGGTCATAATTCGTTGAATTTCGGGTATTAATATCGGTATGATTTTCCAAGTCATTATGTTTATTTATGTCTTGTAATGAGCCTATATAATCACCTAAACGACCTTTCATATAACCGGCTAACTCATCATTCAATTCATGATTAATCTCATTGGCATTATTGGCATTCGTCTGAAATGTTTCTTTATTATAAGAATATATAAGCATATTAAATTTTACTAAAACTAATATTACAATGATGATAAATATTATTTTTATCATTCGTATTATTTAAAATATAAGAATATATTAAAAAAAAAAAATAAATTTAACTCGTATATGATTCCATATATCATTAAATCATATAATGGATAGTATATATGTATATGTATATTTATATATATGTATGTATGTGTATGTTTGTATATCACAATAATAGGTTCGTATATATATTATCAACTAATAATTGGATAGCTTTATTGTTTCGTTCTAAAAGTTTGGTATTTATATAATCAATTTCATTTTCAGTATATACCAAATACATATCATTTTTTATTATTTGCCCGATTGGTATATCAAATATCGGTAATAAATCAGAACCGTGTTGTTTTTCATGATATTTTGTTATTAATTCATGCCGCCCCTGTTCCATTAGCGAGCGTATTTGTTTTAAATTTTGACAAAATCCAATACGATGGCGATATTTTAAGAAAAATTTATAATGGTTGTTGGAAATATCCTGTATCCATTCTATATTATTTATTAGAAATTCATGTTTTAATGTAATCGTTAATTGAGCGCAACGGTCTATATGTATGGTCGTCATTCTAAATTAATTATAATATTTATTTGTTTTTATGTATATTTATATCAATTTTTTTTAATTACTTCCTTTTTATATAGGTACTACTGAAACATTATCAATAAATATGGTTATATCAGCTGTACCCAGTGTATTATTTTTAAAAACCAAAGTGTCTTCAGTTTTATTCGCTGTAAATGTGAAAGTATAAGATTTGAACGAGTCGGATAGAAAACTGGTGTATGTTTTTGTCACGCCGTTACACACCACTCTTAGAGTGGCGGCAGCTGAAGAACGTTTCGCCGCACTAAATGTCACTCTATACTCTTTATTGACAATTAAATTTCGAATTACTTGTGATATGTCTGAGGTAACTCCACCATAATTTTGTAGTCCTATATAATATGATCCGTCCCCGCTATCTCTATTACCCCAAGCAGTGCCTTCATTTTTAATAATAATCAATCTTGTAGAGTTAGCGTTAGTCCATCCGACAGGACTGGCCTCTTTATAAAATCCATTACTACCCATTAGACTTGTTTCAATTCACATGCACAATGACATCTACCATCAGTACGCCAAGCACCACCGACACACTTACTACCACAACTCCAAAATCTTACATCAGCTGATGGTATGTTCAATATATAACCCGTATTACACCGCCAATTTGTACACCATTGTCCCGTAGCTATATTACATGTTTTATTAGGTGTCGTTGTTGTAGGCACCGCCGTAGTAGATGTCGTTGTTGTTGTTGTAGGTTCTGGAGTATGTATTCGTTTATTATTCATATCATATTCGCCACACCAATGATTGATATCCTGTTGTTGTGTTATGCTACATGGGTTTACTTTAACATTGACCATATTATTAACTGCTTCCGCATTATGTGTATTCCAGAAACAAACTCCGGGCCCGGTTGGAGATGCGCATTCGATTATACCGTCTTTATTATATCTAACTACGTTCCGGTCTCCATTTGGATCAACCAAATCATCCCAAGGCCCGTTTGTAGGCGCTGCCGTAGTAGATGTCGTTGTTGTAGGCGCCGCCGTAGTGGTTGTTGTTGTTGTAGGCGCCGCCGTAGTGGTTGTAGTTGTAGTAGATGTCGTTGTTGTTGTAGGCACCGCCGTAGTGGTTGTAGTTGTAGTAGATGTCGTTGTTGTTGTAGGCACCGCCGTATTAGATGTCGTGGGGGCATTGCACCAACCATCGCCTCCGGGTATGGGCGCACTCCCACATATGATCGGATTATATATTACAGGATCACTATTTTTAACACGATCCACAAAACCCACAGGCGTCGTTTGGTTATTTGGATCAGTCAGGTTATACAAGTAACAATTCGTCGCATCACTAGATGCGCATTCAATCCTATCTTCAATAGGATTATATCTAACTACAGCGCCGTATGATTCTGTTGGATCAACCCACGCCCTCCATTCTTCTGGAGTAGGTGCCGCCGTATTAGATGTCGTTGTTGTTGTAGGTGCCGCCGTAGTAGATGTCGTTGTTGTTGTTGTAGGTGCTGCCGTAGTAGATGTCGTTGTTGTTGTAGGCATGACCGTAGTATATGTTGTTGTTGTAGGTACCGCCGTAGTAGATGTCGTTGTTGTTGTTGTAGTAGGTGCCGCCGTAGTATATGTATTATTAGGAGATACTGTAAGATTATCGTCCATATCGTCCATATCGTTCATATCGTTCACATCGTTCACATTTTCAAATTGTGTTTCGTTAGATCCTGGTGGATTTAATGGGTATTCATTCGAACTCTCATTTTGTATTTCAGCCACATTATCATTT